CCAAAAAATCGGGAACCAGGATCGCCGACGCTCTCGACGGCGTTGCGGAGATGATCGCTTACAAGGGCTCGCCGAGTGACCCGGACGCGTCGGGCCGCGGTGATCGCGGGGTGCTCGAGGAGCAGTCCGGCGCCGTGGTGCGCGCGATCCTCGCGATCAGTGAGGCTCAACTTAAACGCATTGCCGACGAGTGTTCCCGCACGAACGCAACGCCTCGCGAGGAGCCGGCCACCCCGTGAGCAACGAGCCCCCCAAACCCCTCAAAAAACCGGCCGACTGGGACGAGCTTTACCCGGGCCGTTTTTTGAAGGCCGGACAACTCGGCGATCGCAAACCCACGTTGACGATCTCGAGCGTCGACGTCGAGCGCATGCTCGACGACAAGGGGCAAGAAAAAGTGAAGGGTGTGATCACGTTTCACGAGGTGCCCTATCAATGGGCACTCAACAAAACGAACGGGATCGTGTTGCGTGAGGTGCTCGGCCGCTCGCTCGAGGGGTGGGTCGGCCGCCGCGTCACACTGTACCGCGGTGCCGTCGAGAGCGGCTCACAACGCGGCGAGCCGGCCGTGAGGGTGTGGGGCTTTCCCGAGCTCGAGCGAGACCGTCAGATCTCGATCTCGCTCTCGCGTAAAAAACCGTTCACGATCACGGTGCACGCGGTGCAAGCTCGAGACGCACAACGCCGGCCCGAGGTTGCTCGGCATCCCACCGAGCCACCACCGTCAACGCCGGCACCGTCGGCCGCTCCCGAGCCCGCTCTCGAGGAGCGCGCACCCGACGGCGGCCCGGCCCGGCCGTTCTAACCACGGGGTGATATGTCTAGTCCGACGATCTATGTTTGCCCGCACTGCACCGATCTCGCTCTCACGTTGCACGCGTGCGGCGGCGTGCTCGAGGCAACGAGTCAACATCACGCTATGGCCCTCATTCGCGCGATGCACCTCGAACACCGGCCGCTCGAGGAGGTGATCGAATTGTTGCGCCTGCTCGAGCACGCACCCGATCTCGTGCCGCCACCCGACGAGCCACGCACCGCGCGCAGTGTCACGCACCCGGGTTTGTTCCCGCTCGCCGCGCCGGTGCCGCCATGCTCGATCTAACGGTGCCGTGGTGGCAATACCCGATCGTGATGTTTGACTTTGAGACTACCGGCGTCGACACCGCGTCGTGTATGCCCGTGAGCGTCGCCGCCGTGAGGTTCGAGCAAGGGATCGAACGCGAGGCGTTTTACTCGTTGCTACGGCCCGGCGTGCCCATACCCGAGGGTGCCGCCAAGATCCATGGCATCACCGACGAGCAAGTGCGCGACGCTCCCGAGCTCGTCGACGTTGCCGCCGAGTTGGCTAACGTGGCGTTCGGTGCCGTGCCGGGTGGGTACAACGGCGAGACGTACGACAAGCCTATCCTTCACCGTTTCATCACCGGCACCGACTGCCCCTTGTTCGATCCCGATCAGGTATGGATCGATCCGCTCGTTATGGTGCGCTCGATCGATCGCTACGCGGCCGGCTCGGGCCGCCACCGGCTCGCACACGCGTGCACCCGGTGGGGTGTGCCCATGCTTGACGGCGAGGCACACAACGCGCTCGGTGACGTGCGCGCGTTAGGCCGCCTGCTCGCTCGCCTGGTTGAGCTCGGCAAGGTGCGCACCGACACGACGCTCGGCCGGTTGCTCGAGTACACGGCGATCAAACGGGCCGAACAACAACGCGAGTTCGCGGCGTACCGCGCACGCATGGCGGCAAAGCAAACCACGCTCCCGTTGGACGGCGAGCCGAAAGCAGAGGGGCAACATGGCAACGGCAATAGTTGACGTCGACGAGTTCACGACTCCCGTTATGGTTCCCGAACCCGGCGACGATCGCACCGCGCAAAGTGTGCGCACCGCATTCCAAGCGCTCTCAAACCGCACGCGGCACGCGCAAGGGTTGCTCGACGGGTTCGAGGGCCGCGATCACGTTTGGACGGGGCAAAACGTGTTCGAGGGTGATCTCGCTATGGGTGCCGGGATCGAGCCGCGGTACCTGTACTTGACGCCGCGCAAGGTAATGCACTCACTCAGGCCGGCGCAACAACCGGCCGACTGGACCTTTGCGTACGCACCCGGGCCGACTTGGGTTTGTTCCACGGGAACCGTGCTCCCGTTTTTCCTCGGGCCGCAAGATCTCCCGAGCGGTGCGACGCTCACCGGGGTGCGCGCTCTCGTTGATACGGCCGTGCCGGTAACGCTCACCCTCGATCGCATTACGTACGACACCACGGGCACCGCGATCCCTACTGACGGCGGCGACGTTACCGAGTCGTTCACGCCGACGGGAACACAAGCGCACATTTTCAACCTGGCCATGTCCGCACTCGTCGACAACGCGAACAGTCTTTTTCGGTTGATCCTCGATCCGGCGAGTGGTGGCTCGTGCGTGTTGCGCTGGATCGAGCTCGCCTTTTCCGATCCCGGGCCGCGCAACTTTTGAGGCCGTGCCCGTGCCCCTCGTCGTCGTGCTCGATCTGTTCGTCGCCGCGGTGATCGCGATCGGGTACGCATGCTCGCCGGCCTCGTCGCCGGATCGGTGGTACGCGCTCGCGGCCGTGTACCTCACCGTCGAGGCGCTCGCGAACCTGCTCGAGTGGCGGCGTCGAGTGCGCCGTCGGCGGCGTCGTGCACTGATCCACCGGTGGACTAGTGAACGGGTGGACTAGTGCAACAACGCAACGGCCGGCGCGGTGCAGTGTTCTCGGTGCGCGTCACCGACGAGGAGCGCGAACAACTCGAGGCTATGCAACGGCAAGGGGGTGGCCCTCGTTCGCTCGGCCCGTGGCTCAAGTGGCGAGCCCTAAAACCCAATGAAATCGGGGCCGATCGACCAGGTGAGGTAGTACCGACGGCCCGAGCGCGCGTTTTGCCGGACTGCTCGACGCGCGTGATCCTCGATCTGTGCTCGGGTTCGGGTTCGTGGTCGGCACCGTATGCCGCCGCGGGGTACGACGTGCGGCGCGTCTCGTTGCCCGAGTGTGACGTGCGCACGTACGCGCCACCGGCCGACGTTTGGGGGGTGCTCGCCGCGCCGCCGTGCGATCAGTTCTCGCTCGCTCGCAACGGCCACGCGTCGCCGCGAGACTATCTGCGCGGCCTCGAGATCGTGAGCGCGTGCCTTCGTATCGTCGCGACGACGCAACCGCTATGGTGGGCACTAGAGAACCCCACGGGGCACTTGTCCAAGTGGCTCGGCACGCCGCGCGACGTGTTCGATCCGTGCGACTACGGCGATCCTTGGACGAAACGCACCGCGCTATGGGGTGCGTTCACGATCCCGGTGCGCGGGCCGTACGTGGTGCCGCTCGGTGGTGGGCCGATCTGCACCGAGTGCACGGCCCCACGCGAAACCACGTGGTGCAACTCGGCCGCGCACCGAGCGATCACCCCGGCCGGGTTCGCGCGCGCGTTTTTCGAGGCGAACCCGTGAGCGGTTCACCGGTGGGCCGGTGGACTAGTGCACCGGTGGACTAGAGCAGGCGGCCGGCGTCGTCGAGGCGGCGAAACGCGGCCGGATCGCAGTGCGAGCACACGACGCCGCCACCGTCGACCACGGTGTACCGGGTGAAATGCCCGCACGCGGTGCACGTGTTGAGCTCGAGGCACTCGGGGCACACGTCGTGCGCGTCGACGGGGCCGGCCTCGCCGCATAGCGTGCACACCGTCACGGCTCCTCGGGATCGCACGTGCACCACTCGGCGAGCCGCTCGCACCGTGGGCAGCCCTCGCCGGCCGTCGCTTGCGTGACGATCGTGCGTGCGCTCAACCGTTGCGTGAGGCCGAGCAAGTCACCGGCGCCGACGAGCTCGCCGACGAGCTTTACCGCGGCCGTGTGCGTGAGGCCGGGATCGGCCCTCAACTCGTCGGCGCACTTGCGCACGGCGTTGAGGCACGTCATGTAGGCCGCTCCCGTGTAGTCCTGCAACGCGCGCGCGATCTTCTTTTCGCGGCTCACGGCGCAACCCGCACCGTGCCGCACTCGTTGCATTTGAGGCGGCCGGCCACGTCGACGCGGCCGTCGGGTGTGACGTCACAAAACACGAGCGTGCCGGGGCAGTGCGCGCACCGTTGAAAATCGCGCTCGTGTTCGGCAAGGCACTCGGCGCACACGAGCCACGGTTCGCCGTCGACCACTTGCTCGACGAGGTGCCCCCCCTTGCCCCGGCCACAATCGCAACACCGCGGCCTATCGCCGCGCTCGGTGCCGGCACGTTGCACGAACGCGAGCAACGACGCGGCGGCGAGCTCGGCCGGCTCGAGCGCGCGCTCGTCGTCGTGCTCGTACTGGCACACGCACCCGAGGCAATCCCAAGTGCCGTCGGTGAGCCGAACGTTTGTGCACGGCGACGCGCCGCACGCGCCGCACGCGTCGTCGGTGTTGTAGTCGGCGTCAACCAGATCGATATGGTCGGCCGTCCACGGCTCGAGGTGCGAGTAAGGCACCCCCTCGGTTTGCGGCCCGTCCGGCCATTCCCCGAAAGCCTGCTCGAGCCAACCCCGTTCCCACGCACCCGGCCGGCGCAACCCGTCGGCGGCACTGTGCACGAGATACGAAACAACATCCTCGAGCGTGCCGTGAGGCACCGGCACCGAGCGGGTGAGCGCGCGCAGATACGACGCGGTGCGCGCGTCGACGGTGATCGAGATCGTGACGTCGTCGGGGCCGACGAAACGAGGGCACCCGTTGAGCATGCCGGGGCTACCGTGCTCGGCCCGGGTACAGTTGCAATTCGCGCACACGGCCTCGTTGCGGGCCGTCACTTGGACACCAACACGTGATCGCACGTGATCTCGCACTGCGCGGCGTGCTCGTCGCGCACGACGTCGACGGCATCGCGCAAACGCCGGTGCCGGGTACCGTAGCGGGCCGCGTACGCGCACACGTCACGAAACGCGGCCTCGCCGAGCCCTCGACTGAAATACGCGCCGCCCTCGACGTTAGAGGTTGTCCATTCTGCGGCCTTCGTGTCGACGTGCACGACGATGTAAAAGCGGGGTGCGACGCGTACGACGTGCGCGCCGTCGAGTTCGAGCACGACGCGAGGGGCTCGAGGGGTAGACTGTAGATAGCTCGGCATTGGGTAAGGCTCCGATGTTGAGTGAGATGGCCGGCCACGCGTTGCGCACGTGGTCGGCCTTCGTTTTGCGATTATCAGGCACCCGGGGCAAGCGTGCAACGGCGCGCAAGGGGGGGAATCCCGCGCGCAAATGGGGTGCCGCGCGCTTACCCCGGGATCACGGCAACACTAGTGCGCCGGTGCACTAGTGGTCAAGTGCACTTGTGCACTAGTGCACCGGTGCTACCCTCGCCAACATATGGCCACTCAACACCGTTACGTGATGCCGCTTATCATCGCGCTCGCCGGCCAGAAGGGCGGCGTCGGTAAGTCGACGCTCGCGATCTCGATCGCCGCCGAGTGGCACCGTCGAGGCGTTCGGGTGCTCCTCGTCGACGCCGACGACGAACAACGCACCGCGGTAACGTGGGCCGAGGTTGCCGCCGAACACGGCCTCGACGCGCCGCGGTGCGTGCCCATGGGCGACAACATTCGCACCGAGTTGTTACGCGTGATCGGCGCCGAACAGTACGACGTGGTTATCGTCGACACCCCGGGCCGCGTCGGCACGCGCACCACGTACGCGCTCGGTGTCTCGCACGTGGCGCTATTGCCGTGCGGCCCGAGCGGCCCCGAAATATGGGCAATGGCCGGCACGCTCGAGCAGGCCGCCGACGTCGCCGCGGTGACGGGGCTCGAGGTAGCGATTCTAATCACGCGCCGGCAACCCGGCACGGTGCTCGGCCGCCGCGTGCGCGTGGTGCTCGACGACGATACCGAGGTAACGGTACTCGACACCGAGCTCGATCAACGGATCGCATATGCCGAGGCGATCACGGGAGGGCACGGCCCCACCACGTACGACTCGACGAGCGACGCGGCACGCGAGGTGCGTCGGTTGATCACCGAGCTCGAGGTGCGGTTCGAGGTGCAATCAATGACCGTGAGCGCAATGGGCCGCCGCGTGGCGCGTCGACTCGGGCTCACGAACGGGAGGAAACGCTAACTATGGCAAGCAAGAAACCGACGACGACACTACGCCGGCCGAAAAAGGCGGCAACTGCTCGAGAGCAAAACGCCGCGCTCGAGCGCGTCGCACGCAAACACCAACGGCCACACGCCACCGTCGAGGAGCCGGCACCGCGCGGCGTCGTCAAGCGCGCCGGCCGCTCGTTCGCAAACGGCACGAGCACCCCGGCCGGTGAGGCTCGACGGCTCACCGTGTACATACCGCTCGAACTGTTCGACGAGCTCGAGGCGCGCGCACGTGGTGGCCGGCAAACGCTCTCGCACGTCACGGCCGCGGTACTCGCCGAGGCGTTCGGCGTCACGTTGAAGGCCGTAGGATGACAGCGCCGAAAGTCGAGGTGATGTACGTCATACACGTTACGATCGACGGTCAAGCGCAGGTGATCGGTAACCTCGGTGTCGAGCGCGGCGGCCGCGGTTGGTTCGTGGTGAGCACCGTCGGCGATGGCTGGTCTGGACAAGCGCGGTGCCGCTCGCGCAAGCAAGCTCGAGCCGCGTGCGCGAAGATGCGAGCGGAGATGAACGCAGAGTGGGCCGCGGATCCTTTCACACGCGGTTGTCGTGCCTCGCCGGTGCCGCCGTGAGCCCCGTGTGTTTCACGTGCGGGCAACCGGCCGAGCTCGGGATCACGGCGCACACGCTCGGTGTGATCCCGCTATGCCTCGAGTGCGCGTCGAGGATGGCCGTCGAGGAAAGCTTGCCGAGCCTCGCCGCGGCCGTCGAGCACTACAAAGCCACCCGGTTGCCACCGACGCCACCCGGCATGTTCGCGGTTCGCATACGGCCCGGCGTCGAGCGCGACGAGGCCGGCCGGTGGCGGCCGATCTGCCACGTCACCGACCCCACCGGCACGGTGCACGAGTACCCCGGCGAGTGGCTCGAGGGTGACGGGGCCGAGCACCGGGCCGAGGCGATCGCGCGTGAATACGCCGCCGTGATTCGACACGAGCTTGCGTTGCTTGCCGGGTTCCGCGGCGAGTAGTGCACCGGTGCACCCGTGCACTAGTCCACCGGTGAACCGCTCGACGCCGACACGAGGGTGCGGCCCTCGGCCTCGAGCTCGTCGACCAGGCCGGCGAGATCGGGATCGGCGTCGACGGCGATATGTCGCTCGAACGCGGTTGCCTCGTCGCGCACGACGAGCACGCGGCGGCCTGCTCGATCCCGGTACACGGCGACGTCGCCGCGCTCGACGGCGGCACGCGCGCGCCGCTCCCGTTTCGTTGTACGTGGCGATCGCTTGCTCATATGACCGGCCGTGAGCTTACCCCACGCACTCGAGGCCGGCCGGCGTCGAATTCGGCCCGACGGATCGCCGACGATCGCCAACTTGTGACGATATGGGGCAGTGACACCACGTAAAAACCGAAGGGTTTCGTGAGGCCGCGTTGCCGCAAAGTTGCGCGCACTGTGCGGGCTAGCGTAGTTGTTCCCGCACGACGCAAACCAACTAGACGGAAAAGGAAAAGCCGGTGGGTCATAGGGCCACGAACCCTCGCCACCGGCTCAACCAGGATGCCGCAACCTATTACGGGTAGCGTGCACGCGCAACATTCTTGCGCGCTCACGACGCCGCCAAAAATACCGACGACGCTCGACGCGCGCTTGCGCGCTTTCTATGCCGAGCACGACGCCGCCAACCCGTGCCGCCTATCGGTGCCCGAACTCGCCGCACAGTTCGCGCCGGGGTGCAAACCGGCGAACGGCGAACGGGAGATCCTCCGCGCTCACGGCCGGATCCGTCGCACGCACCGCGATCAGTTTCACGAACGCCGCCAGTGCTACGGCCGCGCACCCGTTGCGACGGCCCGGTGGTGGACAAAAGATCCGGGGTGTAGTGGGCGATCGGTCGTTACGTCATCGAGCGAGGTTGATCTCCGAACTGGACAGATCGATCAAACGGCAAGTGCAGATCGCGCGTGCGCGCGGCCCGTTGCCCCTCGATCTACTCGCCGGGTTGAGAAACGAGAACCGAGCGGCTCGGGAGGGCCGGGGTTTCCTCGCCGCCGCGCGGTGCCGCACGGGGTAACGAATCCTCGACTGCTCGAGGTTGCCCCGGTGTCGCTCGAGGGGCTCGCCGCGGTGCACGCGCGGTACCCGGTGGCGTTCGACGAGCTCGCCGACGAGCTACGCCGCGAGCGCTATCACGAGCACCCGCTCGAGGCGTGCCGGGCCGTGCGCACCCTCGGGGTGCGCGACACCGACACCCCGTTGCGCTTGCTACGGCACCTCATGAGGCAAGCGCTCGAGGGTGACTTGCTATGCGACGCACCCGACGACGGGGCCGCCACCGTCGAGGCCGAGCAGGCCGCACGACTCGCGTACGCGTGGGATCCTGACAACCCGTTGACACACTGGCCGGACGAATTGCACCTCGCCGGTGCACCTCGGCCGCCACCCCGGCCGCCGTCGGCCGAACAACTCGAGGCGCGTCGGCAAGCTCGTGAGCGTCGCGAACTCGAGCGGATCGAACTCGAGGCGATAGCGCGAACCTGCCCACCGAGGCCGACGGATCCCGCTATTGGGGCCGCGTTTCTCGCCGCGCTCGAGGAGCGGGAACGAAACAAAAAAATGTGCGGTTCACCTGGTTAGGTAGTACCGCGCGGAAAAAGCGCGGCGAGCGGCATACCACGCGGCGTTATAACGTAGCGTGGTGTCCGCGGCTCGGTTTAGAACGTGGTGCAAACCAACTCAAATAGGGGGGCACCATGTCTGCACTCGCAAAAAAGGCTCGAACGACGTACCCGGATCACGACTACGCCGACGATCACCGACTACTCAAGGCACGCGCTCAACTACCGGCACGCCGCAAGTTGCGAGACGCGGCCGAGATCCGGCCGTGCGGCGAGGTTGCTTGCGAACGGATCCGCGAGTTCGCGTGGGACGTCGGGGCCGAGCTACGCGAGGAGCAACCTAACCGATGGATGGCGCCGATCGCGCGTGAGGTGCCCGCGTTTGGACGCCGGCCGAGCGACGTCGAGCGATCAAGGCGTACAAAACTCGCGGCGAGCGGCCGGTAAAGGAGATCGCCGCCGAGCACGGGGTATCGCAACCGGTGCTCTATTACTGGTTGAAACGCGAGGCCGACGGCACCCTCGACACGACACCGGGTAAGACTCGCAAGGCACCGTCGACGGCGATCACGGCCTCGAGCCCGGCACCGATCGAACGCCGCCGCGGTGAACAACTCGAGCTCGAACGCCTCGAGCCGATCGTGATCACCTCGACAACCAGGTCGGCGGCACCGCTCTCGCCTTCGGAACACGACGAGCTCGTGTTACTACGGGTTGAGGTGCGTCGGTTGCGGCGCGCGTTGCTCGCGTATGCCGAGCTCGAGGAGGGGCCGCCGTGACACGAGACGAACACAACGACGCGATCACCGCGCTCGCCGGCAAGCTAACGCGCGTGGTCGACGAGGCGCGTATCGAGTGGTTCGAGCAGTACGGCGGCCTCACCGGGTTCGACATGCTCGAGGCCGCGGCGTTTACCCGCGCGCTCGTTGGCTCGATCGTCGCCATGTACCGACGCGCGCACGGCACCCGGCCGGCGTTCGAGCACCTCGTGAGATCGATCGAAAACTACCCGGCGTTTGCCACCGTCGAGGCCGCCATGTTGTACGGGGTGCCGATCGTGCCGGTGTCGGCCGAGGTGTTCGACGAGCTCGAGGCACGCGGCCGGGGTGCGCCGCGCGGGCCGGTTCACTAGTGGACTAGTCCACCGGTGCACTAGTGGACGGGTGCACCGGTGGACTGTCGAAATAGGCTAGAAAACAAGGCCGGTACGAGCTCGAGCGGCGCGGGTTACGGCTCGCCGCCGTCGTCAAACGGCCTCATGATCCGGCGTTGCGGCCGTGCCTTGCGAAAGCGGTGCACGGCGAGCCCGATCAGGATCGCGACGAGTACAGGGGGAATCGTCACGAGCACGTAATCTTGCCATCGCCAATTCGTCGGCGTCGGAAACACCGACGCGGGCCGAGCGCGTGCGTGCCACTGCCCGACCATCGTGCCGCCGAACGTCGTAAGGTTCGCCGGCTCGATCGAGGCCGTGCTCGTGTCGTACACGTGGCAAAAGCTATTGTTCGAGCACTTGGCATTACTCAAGTCGTTGTCATCCCACGACCAGGAAAGCCACCCGATCCCGTTTTGCTCGGCCACGTGGATCACGCGCTCGGGAGTGATCAACGTCGGCGACGGCCCTATGTTGCGGCCGGGGCCGAACTCACCGACGACGACGGCGAGCCCGGTGCCGTGTAGTGCGGCGAGCGTCGGCGCGAGATCATGTTGACCGTTCCAAGCTGGCGGCACCCCACCGGCCGTATCGTTCCAGTTGCCGTAAACGTGCACGTCGAACAGTGTGTTCTGCTCGACGTCGGCGGCGAACACTGCGCGGCCGTGGTTGATAATCGCCGTCGCATTTTGCCCGCACCCGGGAGCGTCAACCATGATCGCGCCGTGCCACCCGGCCGCGCGGATCCTCGGTATCGCCGACACATACGCGTCGCGCCACTTGATCGGATCGTCACCCCACTCATTCGCGATGTTGAGGATCATGAGCCGCTCGATCTGAGCGTACTTTTTCGCGTCTCTTACCCACCGATTGACCATCGTCTCAAACGAGCCCGAGTCTGATTTACAGGTACCATCCCAATACCCCGGCACGGCGACGGCCCTACCGAACGTGGTCGATCCTCCGATGTTTGGCGATTGCATGTCTGCAATAGTCCGATCGGGATCGTTTGAAAAATGCACGAGCCAACGAGTCGTGTTTGACGCGGTGTGGCCTAATCCTTGGGCCCAGTTATCCTGATGTGTTTTATTCGTTCCGCGTGGCCGAAACTCGACGCCGTTGCCGTCGAACAACTCGGTACCGACGACATAGAACCCTTGCCCCTTACTCGCGGGAGGCCGGTTTGACGTCGGTGGCGGCCCGGCGTCGACCACGGGTGGCGGCCCGGCGTCGGGCACCGGTACACCGGCGTCGGCCTCGGGTAGTGCGCCACCGTCGACGACGATGATCGGCGGCCCATCGGGGCACGTGAGCGACACGGTTGCCGTTTGCGCGACGGCGACGAACGCCGGCACGAGCACCGCGAGCAGGATCAACGCTAGAGCTTTCATTGCGCGCACCTCACTTTCTTGCGTGGACTAAGCAAACGCGCACTGCGCGATCGAGTCGGTGCCGGCGTAGTTGCGCTCGGCATACCAAAGTGTTCGGCCGTCCGGCGAGAGCGCGATCCCTTGCGTACCGTTCGGCGTTGCACGCGGCAAGCGACGCACCTCGACAAAACCCGCGCCGTTCCAAGCGTACACGTCGAGTAACTCTTGATCGTAGATCTCGTGAACGTTGCAGTAAATCAGGCCGTCAACCCACACGAGGCCGTCGTACCCGGTGCCGGCGCCGTACCCGCCGCTCGAACCCGTGATGGTAAAGGTAAGGGGGTACGCCGCGATCTGATTCCAGTCGGCGTCATACCGGACGATCTCTTTCGTCGCGTGAAACACGGCCCACCACGTGCCGGCATAGAACGCGAGCGCCTCGGAAAAGCGATCGCCGGGTAGTTGCCGGTGCGTCTGATATGCGAGCGTGTTTGCGTCGTACTGCACCACGTACGACGTCGCGAGGTTCGCCACGTACTTTGCGGCCGACGCGTACAACACGCCGCCGCGCAGTGCGAGTCCGTTGATCTGTTGTTTGTCGGTGGGGTTGTCGCCGCTCACGTTGCGCGACGTCACGAGCGCGCCGGCCACGGTGTATTTGTAGATCGTCGACGAGCTCGAGAACCATACGTGCACACCGTCGGTAACGATCCCTTGCGCGTCAGCACTAACGCCGGCCACCGTGAACCGCGAGACGAACCGAGGAGCCGGCACCCGCGGAAACGCCGACGACGGCACCGGGTACGCGCCGGCACCGGGGTAGCGACACACGCCGCGTGTGACGCGCAGATCGTCGATCTTACCCTTGAACCACCGGGGTATCCCGAAACCGTTTATGGGGCTAAGCAGGCCGACGCGCGCGGCCGTGTTCGGAAAGTTGCCACGCGTGCCCGTCATTGCGGCCGACGCGACGACAACGCCGTTGACGCGGGTGCGTGCCGTCGTGCCCTCGACGGTGAGCGCTACGTGCGTCCACGTTGCCACCGGCACCGCGCTCGCCGGGGTGTTGTAATCACAGTTCGTCGCGCTCCCGGTGCGGACACTCGATCGCAACGAGCCGTCGACGTTCGTCTCAAACAGGATCTCGAACGACGAATAGTTTCCGGCCTGATCCGACACACAAAAAATAGAGTGATCCGACGCGTGATCGGTGACGTAGATCCACGCCTCGACGGTGAAGTCGGCGACACCGCATAGATCCGCGCGGATGATCTCGAGGTAGTCGCCGGCCCCGTCGAACGCGATCGAACCGGCTCCGAACTTCGGCCCGGTGGTTGTGATCTGAGCGTCTCCCAAAACCGTCCACGCATACCCGGAGCTGTCAACGATCGCCTTTGACGTGTTGGCGCCGTCGCCGTGCAAGAGTACCGACACGCTCGAGTAACTCGGATCGTCGGCGGCGATCGAGGGCCGGCGTGGTGGCGGCGTTTGCGCGCTCGCGGTGATGCCGGCGATCACACTGACACCGTTTGGCCGAGCAGGCGAAACGCGTTGACGGCCACGCGTTTCAACGTGACAACGCCGTTTTGGGGCACGACGAGCGAGCCACCCGAGGGGGGCAGGATCGACACTCCCGAGCCGGCCACGAACGTTGCGGCACCGGCCCCCCACACGTCGAAGTGTTGCTCATAGTCGGCCGGCAACGCCTCGCCGGACGCCGGGCCGACGGTGATCGTTTTGCTACTCGTCGCCGTCAAGCGGCGATACTTGTTCACGTCGGCCGCAAGTACCGTGTACGTGGTGCCGACATGATCGACGACGACGGCGAGCGACGTGCCACCGGGTGCGGCCTCGAGCGCGTCGAGCCGGCCGTCGTACGCCGTGAGCGTTGAGGCCGTCGTGTCGGCCCGCGAGTCAAGCCCCGTGAGCGCGTCGGTGACGGTGGCACCGGCCGCGGCCGACTCGTTCGATACGTCGTCTGAGCTCGTCGCGCCGCCGCCGCCGCCGCCACCACCCGCGCCGATCGTAATGTCGGTGCGTAGCGATCCGGGGTTGTCGACCACGGTAACGTCGCCGATGAAATTCAAGATCTTGCGCGTCGGATCAACCGGTGTGCCGGCCTTGAAAATGCGGTTCAAACCGATCAAGTCGAGCAGACTCATAAAACCTCACCGTCGACCAGGCTAGGTAGTACCCGGTTCATGTCTCAACCGAGATCGTGATCTGAATGCCGCCGACGTCTCCCGAGTCGAGATCGATGTACCCGATCGCGTGCGCGTTGTTCCACTCCCGAGGCACGACGCGAATGTCGCGAATGAGTTCGGCCGACATATCGGTGTCCCACACGCCGCCGTCATCCCACGTACCGGGATCGGACCATATCCCGTCGGCCTCGATCGGCGTCGGCCACTTGTAAAACAGGGTCCATTTCGCCCATTGCGGATCAACCGCTCCAAAGTCGACCCACAAGCGCTCAACCGAACCCGAGGCCGGATCGAGCACGAACATACGGCCATTCTCGTAGATCAACGTGATCGGAAAGTTGTCCGGCGCATAGAACGCGTGCACTTGCGCGAGCAGTGCGTAGGGGCCGCCGCGCACCCGGTGGTGATCGAGCCACGGGATCAACCGCGTCGCGTACGTCTCCTCGGTTTCGACGCGGCCTCGACGGATCCGGCGTTCACGGCCGATCAACGGGAGCGATTCGTTCGAGTAATACCCCGGGAAACGAGTCTTTACGCCGCCTCGCAACGCGTCGGCGAGGCCGTCGGTTACTGCACCGATCGCATATAGGATCGAGCCACCGATCGGCCCACGAAGCCACCACGGCGAGATCTGACGGATCGCGTCGCGAAACGTTCGGAGCACCGTTTGCGGGTACCCCGTCGCCGGCCCCGGTGCGGTGCCGGCCGGCGAGAACACGTACGCGAGCCGGGTTGCGTTGCCGCCCTTGTCGAACGCCGCAACGTCGATCGTGAACGGGGCCGCGGCATACCACCCGGCCGCGCGCCGGATCGTGAGTACCGCGCTCGTGAGCGTGTACACCACCGAGCTCGTGCCGTAGTCCGGCGTGAACGTCGAGCCGTCGTACACGACATGATCACCCGAGTACACGAGCACGAACCCGATCGCCTTGTCGTCGACGGCCTCGACGGTGATCGCGTCGTCGGGCATCACGGCGCCACCGGGAGGCGTGATCGTCAACGTCGGCGGCACCGTGTCGGGCACTGCCCCGGCGTCGGGTGCGCCGAACAGCACCGCGGCGTCGTCGTCAACAAACACCGCGGCGTTCGAGTCGTCGAGGCCGCGCGCGTCCGGCTCACCGAACAACAACGGTGGTTCGTCTACAGGAAAAAGCGCGTCGGTAAAATCGGCCATGTTACGGCGACGTCAACGGGGCAATGTTCGTCCACGGAAACAACAAGTGCCCGAGTGAGAGTCGGGGTTGCGCACCGGCGAGATCGTACGTCGACGGGTAGTCGCGTGAAACTTTGTTGAGATAGACAAGATCGACCTTGCCCACGTGCCGGTTGCCGACCGTCGGGTGCACGATAAACGGCCGTTGCGTGCGCCACTTGTTGTCGGTGCCGAGCTGTTGATACAACGGCGGCGACGAACCGACGCCGGAACACGTCAAGTGTGAGATCGACGAGACGGCCCACGCGTTGCCGCCTCGCCACGTCGCGCCGGTGCCAGCGAGGCCGCCGTCGCCGAGCCCCGGCGTGCCGAACACGTTTACCCATGCTCCGGCGCCGGCAAGGATGTTGTTTGTTACACCCGGCTCGAGATCGACGAGGGGCAACCAGAACGCGCCACCACCCCGGGTGTTATTCGTTTTGTTCCAGATCGCAAAAAACCACGGGCTCACGTTGCCGGGTAGCACGGCGTTCTCGGCGCCGATCTGCAACCATTGCTCGGTCGTCGACGAGTACGACATTTCGGATCCGGTACTGAGATACATTGACGTGCCGAGAACTGCGTAAGGGCCGACCATCGCGGGAGGTGCCGTCGCGCTTGCGCCGGTAGTGGCCACGGCGTTTCCGGCCCATACGTTCGAAGTCTCGGCACTCGAGCTCGTCGTGCGTTGCACGACGTACACGCGTCCGCTAGCGATCTCCTCGAGCACAAACCACGCGCTCGTGTTCGAGATCGAGTTCGGCCACGCGTTGAAGTTGCCGCCTCCCAATGCCCACTGCGGCGACTTGGTGAACACGTCGAACGAACCGGCCACACCCGCGGTTTGCCCGCGCAACTGAAACGCGGCCTTACCATCTCCCGAGCCGATCAGTTGCCACCGGCCCGACGCCAAAAGCGCATCCTTTACCGAGATCCAGATCTTACCGACCTTGTCTGACAGGGTCGGTAACAACACGTTGGTATTGAACGCGAAAGCCATGGTTAGATCCTCCCGGTGATCATGGTGCAGATCCTTCACTCGGCGGCACCTGAGTGATCGCGAGCGGTGTCACGGTGCCGAGCGTCGGCACTTGGTTGATCGTTAGTACGACGTCGGCGGCCGGCACCTCAACGACGACGTGAAATATCTGCGGAAACGTCGAGCCGATCGCCGTGCGAATCGCGTCGACGAACACCTTGCCGGGATCGGCACTCACGACGTTGCCGCCGATAGGCTGCCCCGACATGAACTCGACGAGTCGCAGTGCGATCGTTTCGGCGATCTCGGCCTCGGTTAGCCCGCTCGTGTTGTACATCCACACGCGGTACGACACCGCGATCGCGAGCGGCGTTGCGCTCACTACCCACGCGTTGACGGCGAGCGGTGCCGCCTTTGTTTGTATCGCCTCGTCGACGCACCCGAGGTCGGTGTCGAGGTTGTCGACGGTGCCGGACACTGCACCGGTTGCCGTCGCTACGTACGTCGTCACGTTGCCGAAACCATCCTTGATGGTGCGCACCCGCGTCACGCCGATCACGGCCCCGTCGAGGCGTGTAGCGTTGCGCGCGGCGTAGCTGTACGCGTCCCACGGCCCCATGGGCGAGAGCGACCCGAGTTTTTCAGAGCATCGCGCGCGCAGTGCCGGATCCTCCTCGTCGTCACTACCGACGATCGACACCGCGTTGTCGACGGTGACGCCGAGTAGTGGAGTAATGAACACGACGACGGTGTGCGGTGCCGCCGTCGACGCCGAACCGGCCTCGAGCGCTTGCACGGCAACAGTAAGGGTGGCGAGCGCGCCGAGTGAGATCGCCTCGACGTTGCGGTATTGCTTGCCCGTGTCGGGGTTCGCGACGACGAGATCGCCCACGTCGAGGATAAAAATCCCGCCCCCCGTGTTGACTAGCGTGACTTCGCCGGCCGCGAACGTCGCGTATTGCTTCTCGACGCCGTACACGTACCACGCAACGAGAGCGAGCCACGAACCCGACGCTAGTTCGAGATACCCACCCCGCGCGATCAACGCGGTGAGCTCGCTAAACGCCGACAGGATGATCGAACACGCGGTGATGATCGTGCGTGCGACGGATCCCGGTTTCCACGATGTGGTGGACGTGCCGACGGCCGCGATCACATCGTAGATCTTGGTCTGCACCTCGTCGCGGGTGAGTGGCGTCGTGAGTTGCGCGAGCGAGAATATAGCCATGATCAACCGATCGCCTCGAGCACGGCCGCACCCGAGGTAACGGCGAACGTGAGGGTAAAGGGTGCCAGTGTTGGATCGGCCGCGGTGATCACCACCGAGATCGAGAGCGCCGAGCCGTTCGCGTCACGAGTCACCGTCACCCGCGCCGACTCGATCCGATCGTCTTTTGCGAGCTCGAGTGCGCACCGGCCGCCGAGTTCGGCGAGTTCGGCGAGTGTGGTGCCGCGGTTGCAGTAGGCGCGCACGTCGATCCCGTAGTCGCGATCGTCGAGGAGCGCGGCGCGGGCCGTGGTGAGGCGACGGATCGCGGCCTCGCCGATCGCTTGCATGCTGAACGGATCAACCTCGTCGAGATCGACAGTCAGATCCGACACGCACGACAGATCGGAACCGTACCCGAGCGGTTCGCGCGGTTGCGGCACGAGCCGCACGAGCTCGGCGATCTGAGTGTCGATCGATGTTCCTACGGTTTCGTTCACGGACAAAACCTCACGGTTCCGTTTTGAGGATCGTGGCGAGTGCGGCCCACGTGGCCGGCACCGTCGTCAAAAACGCGATCGCGTTGCATGCGTCGGCCGGTGGTATGCCGGCCGCGAGGAGCCGGCCTTGCACCTCGGCACCGAACGAGCTCACCGGGCCGGCGTACGCGACGAGGTGCACCCCGGCCGCGGTAAGTGCCGACTGAAACGAGACGATGATCGCGAGTTGTGCCTCGAGGCTCGCAACTTGCCCCTGCAACGAGGCGACGAGCGCGGCGACGTTCGCGATCTGGCCGAGGATCGACGGTGGCTGCACCCCGGCCGTGATCGACGCTTTGATCCCGGTGATCATTGCCTCGAGCGTCGAGAGTTGCGCGGCGTAGGTGATCGGCGTCGGTGCCCACGCGAGCAACGCCTCGATCTCGGCGAGCAAGTCGGGCAACACGAGGTTGATGCCGGCCGCCCCTGCAACGCCGACGGCCGCCGCTCCCGGCATGGTGCCGCCGATCGTGAGCGAGCCGAGGTACGTGGCCGTCACGGTGCCACCTTGACGACGCTCGAGCCGCTCGTGATCAGGCCGAGCCCTTTGGCCGGCGTGAACGTGATCAACCCGGTGGCCGGCGAGCCCCCGATCGTGCCCGAGAACTGCCCCGGTGGTAGCTGCACCTCGACGATATCGCCTTGTCTGGCACACGGTGCGCCGGCCGGGCCGCCGAGAACGAGCGAGACGGGCACGAACCCGGGGCCGTCGAGGCCGGCGAATGCGAGGGCCACCGGTTGCGCGCGATCACCCTCGACGAACGCGATCAACACCTCGGTGCCGGGTGTGAGCACCGCGTGAGCCCCGGCGATCCCCGGCATCACCGAGATCGGGAGCAAGTCGGGTAGCCCGGCGAGCTTGTGCACGGCCTGCAACTCGAGCCGCTCGCCGGCCATGCGCACGAGCCGGTACCGGTAGTGGCCGTGTAGCGCGCCGTCGGTGGTGCGCTCGACGATCGACCGAATGAGGCCGGCGAGGTACCCGGTACCCGAGGCCGAGCCGGCGCACCACGCGAACACGCGAGCCTCACCGGCCGTTACCCGCACCTCGAACGAGCGCACGATCTGCGGCCCGTCAACGGCGAGCATGGAACCGATCGCCATGCGTTCGGGTGCGTCCATGGCGAGTGTCGCGATCCGCTCACGAGGATCGTACGCGAGCACGGTGTAGGCCGTGGGATCGAGCGACACGGGAGCCCGCACGCCGCCGTGCGTCACCCCGGCGTAGTCGACCCACCACGGCACCCCGCCGGCGACGTTTTCGAGCACGCGCGCGGCCGGGCCGGTGTTGCGTACGTAATCCTTGCCGAGCCGTTCGACGGCCGGCACGAACGCGCCGAGCTGTTCGCCGACGGCGCGCGCGGCATCGTCGGCAACGAGGTGCGCCTTCACGCCGGCATCGTTGTGATACTGCTTTGCCGGCACCGCGTCGGCCCACGCACCCGCGCCGGCAACGATACGCGCGCGGCGTTGCAGGCCGTACACGCCTCCCGAAAGCTTGCTGATCGTGCCCGAACACTTGAGCGCACCGATCACGAGCTCGACGCGGCCCGAGAGTTTCGGGTCCGACTCAAAGTCGCAATCGGCGATCCACGGGCCGCCGTTCGACACGACGAGCTTGACGGCCGTGAGCCGTTGCCCGTTGACGCCGACGTATAGATCACTCGCCACGGTCACTCACTCGCGAGCCGCTCGAGTTGCAGCTCGGCCGTTAGGGGTTTGATCCACTCCTCCTCAATCGGATCGAGCACCGGGGCAGCGTCGGCCCCGTCGGGTTTGGCAAGCGTGTATTTCGGCCGGCGAAACTCGACGAACTTGATCTCGATCGCCCATTCACCGTCGCCGACTTGCTCGGGTTGCATCACCTCGGCAACGGCAACCGCTTTGATGTCAAGTTGCTCTAGCAACGGGTGCCAGATCGAGAGCGCGCCGGAGTCTTTGCCCTCGCCACCACGTTGCGACGGGAGCTTGTCGACCACCGGTTTCCACGCAAACCAGTCAGACCAGTCTTGCGCGCTGCACAACTTGAGGATCACCGAGAAGTGTGCGAGCCCTCGGCCTTTGAACAGTAAGACCGCGCCCGAGATGCCCACCCCATCTTGCTCGTCCCATTTGCGCGGCGAGCTCGCGCCGCGCACCTCGGCGAGCCCCGGCGACTTGTTGCCGGCGAGCGTGATGTAGTCGCACGGCGAGACGATCGGATCCCACGTCATGCCGGCACCCGGGGCAACATTGCGCCGAGCTGAATGGCGATCCGCTCGAACACGGGCACGAGTTCGCGCTCGACGTCGGCCGCAATGTCGCTCGCCTGATCACCCGCACCGGCGTTGATCGTGATGCCGCCGACGTCGATCGTCACCGAGCCCGACGCTTGCCCGCGCGGCGCTCCCGGCACGCCGACGAGGCCGTCGACGGCGCTCTGAGTGTCGCCCTTCCCGGCATCGATGCCGGCCGCGACACCTTGCGGGATCGCAATGCCGAGTTGCGCGAACGCTTTGGAAGGGCTCGCAATGCCGAGCGTGCTTTTGAGCGCGTCGAGCGCACCCGTGCCGAGCTCGTTCACCGTATCGGTCAACCATTTTGCACTCGCCTTGATCCCGTTGACGATACCGTCAACGATCGCCGTGCCGAGCGAGGTCCAGTCGATCTCTTTCCACAGTTGGTACAGCTGATAACCGGCCGCGATGAGTGCACCGACGGCAACGGCGGCGAGAATGAACGGCGCGGCGAGGATCAACCCTTGCACCGCGAGTGCACCGACGGCGGCAACCGCGGCCCAAAGGAACGGTGCGGCAAACACGAGCACGGCGACGATCGCGCCGAACGCGAGCAGCATTGCCGCCGCGAACAGCCCGACGGCCGCCACACCGGCGAGGAGTGCGGTCTTCATGAGGGCCGCTTGACTGATCAGCTCGCCACCCCCGAACGTTTCGCGGAAATAGCGCCGCAACTTGAGCACTGCGATCGACACGAGGAGCGCGCCGACGATGATCCCTTGAAAAAAGCGCTTCGCTATCGGCGCGACGTACGTGATCGCGTCAACGAGCGGTTGAAACACCGTTTCCATGATCGCTTTGAGCGCTTGCCCGCTCCTCGTGCTCTGTGAAAACAGCGCGGTGATCGAGTTGATCCCCTCTAACAACTTGTCGATCCCGAGATCGGCGAACAGTGCGGCGAAACTCTCGTGAAGTTTCTTGGTTTGCACGTCGAGATCGAGCAACTGTGCCGCCGCGATGCCGCCGAACCGGGCTTTGACATCGTCTGTCAAGCGCTGCACCGACTTGCCGGCGCGTGCTGCACCCGCGGCCCACTGTCCGAACGCTTTTGCACCCTCGTCGCCGACTACCGCACCCTTGATCGCCATTCCTTCGAGGGCCGAGTCGAGGTTTTTGCCGCGCAACCCCATCTTGTAGAGTTCGGCCGTGTATTCGCCGAGCTTGTCGCGGCCGAGGGCCGTCGTACCGCTCACGCGATCGATCGACGCTTGCATTTCTTTCGCGTTGCCGGCCGCGAGGCCGAACACGTTGCGCATCTTGGTAAGGCTTTCGAGGTGCAACGCCTCGTTGCGGCGAGCGTTCGCACTCGAGATCCCAAACTTGAGGAGCGCGGCCGTTGCGGCCACGGCGGCAACCGCGACGGCGACGAGCACGGCCGCGACGGCGACGAGCCCACCGACGAGCGCGCCACGCGACACGATGCCGGACAAGGATTGTAGTTGCCCGACGACGCCCCCCACGGGGCCGGGTAACCCCTTTGCCGTTTGGCCGAGCTCGCCGAGCCGCTCGACGAACGAGCGCGCTTTCTTTTTCGACGCCTCAAAGTTGCCGCCGAGTTGCAGGTAGCTTGATTGCGCACCGGCGATCGCTTGCTTTTGCGCCTCGATCCGTTTCGAGAGCTCGGCGATCTGCGAAACGTTCGGCGTGGTGGCGCCTTTGAGGTTGCGCAGCGCCTTTTGCATTTGCCCGAGTGCCGTCGTGTCCGCGACGATCTTTTTTTGCAGGTTCCCGAGTGCGACGGCCGCGGCCTCGGCCGGGCCGCTCGTCCCATCCTCAAGATTGACGGCAAATGTAGCGGTCTCGTCGGCGGCGTTTGTTGCCATGTCGGATCACTCGGGTGCGGTGAGTAGTTTGGCGATGTGATCGAGTCGTCGGAGCCCACGCACGAGAAGTAGGGCACCGGTGTAGCGTCGTGCGGTTTCCTCGTCGGTGGTTTCCTCGTGCATGTCGATCCCGAGCACTGCGAGCAAACACGCGGCGGCGATCGAGTCGTCGCGCAACGAGTCGGCGCGCAGTGCTGCTATTTTCCCTGCACCTCCTCGACGACGAGGCCGGCGAGTTTCGCCGCCGCGTTAGCGACGTGTTCGAGCAACGCCGGCTCGGCTTTGAGGATGCGTTCAAACCCGAGCTTGTCGGGGTGCACAAGGCACTGATACGAGAAACGCTCGTTGATGGTGGAGAGCGGCAACTTACCGGCCGACACCGAATCGATCATGGCGCGGTAACTTGCGTGCGTCGGCCGCTTGACGATGATCACCCCGTGCCCACGCGATTGCGTGACGCCGATATCACGGTCGATCGGCCCTAACTCGCACTCGGCTTTGGCGATCGCCTCCTCGTCGGCGATCGCGAGTTTCATCCGTTCGAGCTCGTCGGCCGCGGCGCGTGAGGCCGTGCGTTGCTCTCGACTCTCGACGAGCCGCGCGCGCTCGGCGCGGAGCTGTTCGAGCTCGCTCACGGCCGGAACGGTAGTGCCGTCGTCGCTCACGGTGCCCCCTGGCTCGAGTCAAACAAGGTTTTGTCATTGCGACGGATCAACATGCAATCAAGCTCGATCTCCTCTTTGAGGGGATCGGGCGACTCCTCGTCGCTCGAACTCGTGCCCGTGTACACACACCCGACGAGCTCGACAATCAGATCCTTATCGCCGTCGGGGCCGCCTCCCGTGACGTACTCGACCACGATCTCGAACACGACGTTTCCGTAACTTTTTTTGTCCGGCGAGAGCGCGGCGAGGTGATCGCGCAGTGCGTTGATCGTGCCTTTGGGGCCGCGTAGCTTGACGGGATCGGTGGTGTACTTTCCGAGCGAACGGCCGCGCGGCGCGTGGTGGCGGCCCATGCCATAGACTTTGACGCGCTCGCGTTTGTCGGCGAATGCGATCTGGTCGAACCCGTAATAGCGCTCGCCTTGGATCTTGACGATGATGTGGCCCCACGATGCGATCGCGCCGTTGACTCTGATCTGATCGGACATGGTTACACCGCCTGAACTTGCAGCGCCGGGTTGTAAAACCCGACAGTAAGGGTCACGAACTCCGGGTATGCGAGCGGCACGATCCGCGCGTCACCGGTGACGGTTTTTGTCGCGAGTAGGTTGTCGTAACGCGACAACAGAAACTGCACCGCGCTCGCCTTGGGTTTGGCGAGGAGCACGCTTGCCATTGCGTTGCGCGCACCCGACTCGATCTCGAGTGCCTCCTCTTCGAGGATAAACCCCGTCGTCGAGTTCACGAGGATCGGGCGGTTGAGCCGGCGAATGAAGTACGCGCGCAACGCACCCTCGCCGAGGTTCATTACGCGACGGTGCGGCATGAGTTGAAAGTCAGATCCGGCCGGCGAGAACACGCGCGGCCGATTGACGTACACGCCGCCGAACCCTTCCCACGTGCGCAACACCGTGAAACGCGCGTCGTCGAGGCCGGGGTTTAGAGACTCGTCGTGTTCGTCGGGGTTGCCGTTGTCGTCACGGATCGACACGCCGACAAGCGGGCCGAGGTTGACGTCGGCGATATCAACCTCCTCGCTCGACGTTGCCTCCCGTGCGGCGATCACGAAGCTCACCGGCCGGCGATACTTGCGGCCCGACACGCTCGACACGAGCTTGCACGCGCCGGCCGACAGTTGGCCGTGTAGCGATGCCTTCGAGCCAAAGTTGCCGGCAAGCGCGGTGAGGTACGCCGACTCGCTCTCGCCGACGTTCGGCGTACGCGCACCACCCGACCACGCGCGGTACTTACCGGCCGCGGCGAGCGCGGCGATCTTGAGTTCGAGGGTGTCGAACGTCGTCGGCACAATGGGGCCGACGGGCTCGACGATCTCCCAATTGATCGCCGACGCCGCGAGCGCGTCGAGGCCGAGCCCGAGGTCGGCCGGCGAGGATGCCGGGGCCGTGGTGCGCGTCGTGACGACGTCACCGTCGAGCGCGGTGCCCGCCGCAAAGTTGAGTACCATCGTTCCACCGGCCGGGATCGGGAACGTCAACCCGCTCGCCGTCGTCGTCGGTGGCGACCAGTTACGGCCGCCGTCGAGGCTCCATTGCACCGACATTCCCGGCGTGCCGACGGTGCCGCCTTTGAGCACTTTGAACACGAGCTCGTAGTCGTCGTCGGGCTCGCCGGTGACGGTGACGACGCTCGTGCCGTGCCACCCGGTGGTGTCGATCACGCCGGGTGAGCCGGCCACTGTCGCCGCGGTGCGCACGACGACGACGGGCCGGCCGTAGCGCTCGATCGCGTGTGCCGCGGCCTCGACGAGCGGGCCGCCCCCGTAGTTGGTTACGAGATCTTTCACCCTGCCAAACGCCGCGGGCAGGTTGAGCGGGCCGATTGTCGACGGGCCGACGAGTGCGAGCAGGCGGCCGGCCGACTCGGGAGTAACACCGAGCGCGCCGTCGAGCTCGGTGATCGATACATTGGGCTGACTCATGCGAACGGCTCCTTTAAACGACGGGTGGCGGGATAACGATCACGTCGGTTGCCTCGAGCTCGTGCACCTCGATCTCGGCACCGGTGTCGAGCGGTGCCGCGGTGACGGCCGTCGGTTCGTCGACGATCGGGGCTTGAATGGAGAACACGACGAGGAGCGAGGCACCGGCTCGCCGCGTGCGATCGCCGCCGACCCACTGAGATCCGACAATCAGGTACGTGCCGTGAGCGGCGAGATCGACGGCGCGCAACCACGCGTCGAACAGCTCGCGAACGATCTGGTACTGCGAACGCTCGACAGTCCGTTGCGCCGGATCGAACGCGTAGATCTCGACGGTGCACAGTTCGAGCAACGTCGCGATCTGTCGCGTCGGCATGCCGACGTATTTCGGCGGCCCGAGTGCGCCGAGCACCCCGTTTTTATCGCCGGGTGTCCACGTGATCCGCGCGTTCGTCCGCATTTGCTCGGCCGGCGCGAGCCACCCGAAAAACTGCTCGGCTTGCGTGCCGTCGGCCGCAAACTGCGCGACGACGCGATCAAACAAGCGCGGCAACGCGAACTCCACGGCCACTTACTCACCCTCCCTTACCGTCTCGTCGAAGTGTCGAACGAGCACGGCCCGGATCCGGTGCGTGAGCGTCGGAGTAAGGTGCGTCGGGATGATCCCGCGAATCACGCCGCCTTTAGCGGTGCCGAGATGGTGTTTTGCCTCGGCCCCGTACACGCGAGCGAAGATCCGTGTTCCGAGCGGCGCGACTTTCACCGCGCGCGCCGCGTTTTTCAGGGGCCGCGAACCATCCTCTTTGCGAGGTGCCCACGGCTTGCCGTCACAGTCGGTGCCCGCGCCGATCGTCTCGCGGATCGTGCGCAACACCTCGGCCGCGGCGTCGGGTGCCGCGTTTTTGGCGAGGTTCGGGATCGCGCGGATCCTCGCGATCATATCGTCCATTTGCTCGGCCCCGGCCATCACGAGCCCCGGCCGTTTGCATCCTCGCGACGGCCGCGGGTGCGTTGAATGGACAACCCCACGTAAGGGGATGCCTCCGAATACGCGCGCGTGCCGCCGTACTGCACCGGCGCGATCGACTGATCGCTCGGCGCGAGATCGATCAGGCCGAGGTTGCCGTCGGCGGCTTGCTTGATCTCATCCTCGGCGCGGCGTGCGTCGGCGTCGATCGCCTCGCGTTGCTGATCGCTCGCCGGGAACCCGTGCGCGGCGTACGCGTTCGCCGTGACGATCCGCGCGAGCCACGCCGGCACCATTTTCGGGTAAGGCGTTTTGAAAGGCACCGTGTACCGCTTTGACAGGTACATATCGATCCAACTCGACACGCTCTCGAGTTGCGACTCGAGCCACCCCGGCGAGAGCGTAAGGAGCTGATCGACTTGCTCGTGAGGCATGAGCGATCGAACCCGAAACGCCGCGACGTCGAGGTAACTCACGGTGTCAGACTCCCTTGACCTTGAAGATCAGGAACGGGTGGCCGGCAGCCATCGCGTTGCGGCCCTTGCAATGCCACTCGAGATCGTCGGCACGGTTGAGCACCGCGTCGGTTTGCGGGCCGTAGTAGTTGATGCGGAACGGCTCGCGATCGACGTAGATCAACCCTCCGATCTCGGTGTCGGTGATCTGTTCGCACACGGCGAAGTAGGTCTTGTCTCCCTCGAACCCGGCGAGCTCGTCGGCCTGAATGGGCAGTGCGAAACCGAGCGACGCGATCAACGCCTCGACGTCACCGACGGCCGCGCCACCGGTTGCCGCTTGCGCGATGAATTTCGCCTGAGTGAGTTGCACCGCGCGGAACAACAGCGCGGGGGGAACGACCAGGTATTTCAGCCGCAATCGCCGCGGTTGCGTGCCGTTCGGCATTTTCATGCTCGCCACGTACGCAACGAGCTTTTGCAGATTCTGCAACGCCACGTCGACAGTTACAGACTCGTCGATCGGGAGCTTGCCGGGGCTCGTCGCCGTCGCAACGCCGGTGAACAGGTTGGTAAACGTTTGGATCGGACGGTACGGGTTGAGCGGGTGATCGACGGCAAAAAATGCCTTTTTGTCGTACGCGCGTACCTTCATGACGTCTTCGCCGTTCATGAGTAAGGCCGTGGCCAACTCTTGCGGCCAATACGCCATTTGCGCGCCGATCTGACCGGACCACGCGGCGGCGAGGTTGAGCCCCTGCCCGTCGGTATCCTCGAACTGTGCTCGCGTGAGCTTGAGCCCGTCACCGGCGAAACGCGGCTCGATCTCGGTGGTTTGCGAAACGAGATCTTCGAAGATCAGGTTTCCACCCTTGCCGAGATCATGGATCTTCGCCGTCGAAAGCAACCAGGACAGGATCTCCTTACCCGCCCCCGTGTTTCTGACTTTGGTAACGGTCGGCCACCAAACGCCCTGACTTAGGCGCTGATATTCGTTTTCCGTCACGGTCGACATGTTCGTTTCGAGCGTGACTAGGTTCGTCGGTGTGAGAGCGGGCATTGTCCTATTCCTTCCCTGAGTGTTCGTGCCCGCTCACGGGAGCGCGGGTGCCGGGAGTGCCGAGAACGCGAGTTTTTCGACGGCAACGCCGAGCACGGGATCGACGTGCCAAACGCGGCCGGCGATCGGGCCGGCTCCCATCGTCACGGTCTGATCGTCGAGGAAGTTGCACAGTGCACCGACGTCCGCGGGATCGACGGCCGTGCCGGTGTCGTTCGCGTACCGACGCAACTCGATCTCCATTCCGAGATCGACTTGCACCGGCCACTCGGCCCCGGTGGCGTCGAGATCCTCGTCGAACGTACCGATATGCACGAGATCGACGAGGCCGGCGGCCATCGGCTGCACCTTACCGGTCAAGGGATCGAGGCCGCACGCGGCACCCTTCCACGCTCGCGTACCGACGAGGAGCGGGAACAAATGGTGCGTCCACCGTTCGATGATCTGTTGACGTTGATTGACAGCGGCGGTCATTCGGCCGCTCCCTTCTCGCCGACGGTGCGCGGCGTGACTTGACGTTGTGCGGACTGTTGACGCGCACGAGCCGCGCCGGCCGCGTCGAAGATCAGCGAGGTGCCCTCACGCTTGATCCCGTTGTTCGACACGTCGATCTTGCCGAACGCTTTGGCGAACGCCTTCTCGTCGGCCGACATTGCCGTCGACGGTGGGGCCGTCGTCGGATCGATCTGAGTGTTGCCGCGCGTGGCGGCGACCACGGTTCCGGCCGCCTTGTCGGCCTTGCTCGGCGCGGCCGGTTTCGGCATCTTGTCGACGATCGCTTTTGCGTCGGCGTACGGCATCGTCGCGAGGTGCGCGGCGAGTGCCTTGCCGAGATCGGGCCGCGACGCGAGGAGTGCCTTGCTCGCTAGCGAGTCCTTTTCTTTCTCGAGCGCGGCGAGTCGCTTGCCTTGCGCCTTGACGACGTTGGCGAGATCGGCGGCCGAGCTCGCGCTTACGCTCGCGGCACCGCTTGCCGCACTGCGCTCGGCGTCGGGCTCGTCGTCGTCGGGCTTCTCCTCGTCGTCGTCACCGGGTGGATCCTCGGCGAGCGCGGCGAGCGCAAGTTGCGCTTTCTCGTTGCCCTCGGCCGCCGCGCGTTCGAGTGCGGCGCGAGCCTCGTCGATGTCTTTCGAGGAGCTCGTCGGTTGCTCCTCGTTGTCCTGATCGTCTGCCATATCGGGTCCTTTCTTGAGGAGCTCGAGGAGCTCGTCGAAACTCGCCACACGATCGGCGAGCCCAACCTCGACGGCCCGCGGGCCGTGGAAAATGTCGGCCTCGAACGCGCGCACCGCGTCGGTTGCGAGGCCGGTACGCAACGAGGAGACGAGCTCGAAAAACAGCTCGGCGAGCGCGTCGCACTGCCCCTGCATTGCCTCGAGTTCGGGCACGGTGAGCGACGAGTGCGGGTGGCCGTCGGCCTTACGCTTGCCCGAGGCGACGAGCGCGAATCCCACACCCTCGCGTGCGTCACGAACAGTCAGATCGACGCGGGTGATCAGGATGCCGATCGAGCCGGCGTACGCCGTTTCGCTGATCACGATCTGTTCGGCCGAGCACGCGAGCGCGTACGCCGACGAGCACGCGCACCCCTCGACGTACGCGACGAGCCGCTTACCCGCGGCCTTACACCGAGCACGGATCGCGCGGGCCGCGTCAAAGCACCCGAAAAGCTCTCCACCGGGTGAGTCGATCTTGAGCACGATCGCCGACGCGGTGCCGGCACACGCCTCGGTGACGCGATCGAGGATCGACTCGTACGAGTCGCACCACCACCCCTCGTGATGCTCGAGCGGCCCGCGGATCGTGATCACCGCGTTGCCGTCGGCCGTCTCAACCTCGCTCGACTCGGGCTCGACGAACAGCTCGAAAAACGCTTGCGGGTACAGCGCAAGGATCCCTTGACGATCGTAGCGACGTCGCATTACGCGGCCTCCCGCACGAGGCGCGGCCCCGGTTTGTTGGCGTCGGTGTTGCCGTCGGTGTCGCCGTCGGTGGCGTTGTCGAGCGCTTTGCCGGCCGCGTCGGAGGGATCGACTTGCACCCCACTCACGCCGCCGACGGCACCACGGATCGGGAGCCGGAACCGAGCGGCGAGCGCGTCGACGTCGAGCTCGCGGCCGTGCGCGGCAAGCGCGGTAGTGAGCTGTTCGATCCCTTGTGCGATCGTGACGATGCCTTGCGCCTCGACGTTGCGATCACTCGGCGGCGTCGTGTCCCATTCGACCACCGGACTACGATCGAGCGCGTCGGCACCGTACCGAGCCTCGACGAACGACGGGATCCCCTGAGTGTTGAGCGTGTGCGCGAGATCGTCGGCCGTGGCTTGGATCAAGTCAGATCGGATCGCCGAGTGAATGTCGGAGTTTTGAAACCCCGCCCCTCCCGTCGTCGTCACGGTTTGCCCCGCGACGCAAATGGTCATCTCGACGTTTTGCGCCTCGATCGTCTTGAGGAACGACTCATAACCGCGGCCGTTCGACTCGAGTAACTTGATCTCGTAACCGGGTGTCAGACCGAAAACCGTGTTGACGCCCCATGCCATGACTTGCTGAAAAAAGGTTTCCTTTTGCGCCTCGACGCTCCCGCTCGGCGCGTACGCGACGCGCGCCGGGTTCGCGAGTTTCGCCTCCCATTCGTCTTTGTACAGACTCGCGTGATCCTTGCGGATGTACGCGCGGCCGACGGCTCGCCACAGAGCGTTTTGCCACGGTGCAGTACGGCCACCCGGCGTGTGCAGGATCCACCGGCCGTCACCGGGAGTGATCGGGAGCGGACCCGCGTTCGAGAGGAAATACCACCGGCTCTCGCTCCACCGGTATTGCAGGAATTGCGGATCGAGGCGGCAAAACACCGGGTAGTCGCGGCCCACCACCGGCACGAGCTCGCCGACGCCGACACCGAGCAACATCCCGTCGGCCGCGAGCGAGGCAAGATCGCTCGCCGGAAACATCTCGTCGAACACCGAGCGCGCCACGTCGTGCCCGAGTTCGAGTGCGGCAATGATCTCGGGATCGCCGCGAAACTTTTTCGGCAACCGAACGAGCCCACCGGTTCGCGTCGAGAGCACGCCGGACAAGACACCGTCGGATCGCGCCGTCGACATGAGCTCGGCGGCCCACGACAGATCGCCTTGGTTGGCCATGAACACGGCCGTTTCGAGATCAGCGAGGTACCACCGAGCGCGCTGATACGGGATCGGTTGCAGGTTGCCACCGAGCACGCGGCGAATACGTTCGACCTGTTCGGTGCTCGGCCCCGACACCGCGCTCGACGGTGGCGCGTACGTCGAGATCCCGAGGAGTGCCGCCGTTGCGGCCAACAGTCGATCGCGTGCTCCCATTGCGATCGGTGTTTCGCACGCGGCCCTGAGTGTCGTCGCGCAAGTACGGTTCGCGTGCGTGCGTCCACACGTGGACGGCAAACAGGCTAGGTGGTGCCGCGCGAGAACGATCCCCGCCTCGAGTCGAGGTCACTCGTTCGCATTTCCCACGATTCGCGCGGGATCTGACAGTGCTGTTCGAGCGCCACGCGCGCGCGGTAGCTCGGGAGCCATTGTCCCGCGGCCCACCGGCTCACGTTCGACTCGTGCACGTGCACGCGCAACGCCACTTCGCGCGCGCCGATCACTTGGATCACAGCGAGGAGACGTCGGCGGCCCGCTAACGCCGCCACTTTGCCGCCGCGGCGTAGGGATCGAGGCGCGTTGTTTGTTGCGGCACGGTGGAGATCGGGCCGGTGCCCGTGTATTCGCGCAACGAGAGCGGTTCCCACGTGGCGAGCGCTAGTGCGTCGTACCGATCCGGCGAGCGGCCGAGGAGCTTGCGCAACGTCTCTTTGTCCGTGACTTTGGCCTGACCGTTCGGCAAGAGTCGCCACTCGAGCGAGTGCAGATCGCGTGCGAGCTTGGCATCCTCGACAATCGCACCACCCGAGTCAAACCACGCCGCGAGCGAGCCGGCGAGCGCGTCGCGCATCCTCGCGTACAGCTCGGGTTGTCGCATGGATCGATCCGACGCACGCACCGACACTACCTCGAGCTCGCCGGGGTGATCGTCGGCGTAGTCGCGGATCGCGCGGTTCACCTTGCTACCGATTTCACCCTCGCGATCGACGACGACGACGACGGTTTCGCGCGGTTGCCGCAACCGTTGCACGATCCGTAACAGCTCGGCCAGGTGCCCGATCTCGTCGAGGCCGCGCCGCGCAACGAGCTCAAGCAACTTGAGGCCGCGACGCGGTGCGAAAATGATCTCGTCGCCTCGGCCGCGCTCACCCGCGGGATCGAGCCCGATGTAAAGTCGGCCCTCGGCCGGTGTCTCGCTCCACCGGGTTTCGGCCTCGGCGATCGTGTGCAGTGCGAAGATCTTGCCCTCCTCGTGTTCCGCGAACTCGCCTTTCGCGCGCACGAGGTACAGCGCGCTTTTCTCCCCCCATTCCTCCTTTTTCTCGTCGATCCATTCACGCGTGGCGAGCCCCGGGATCAGTCGTTCGCCGCTCACGACGTTCGGCGTTTCCTCCGAACTCACCGTGACGCAGTGGTAAAAGCGATCCTTTTTCGAGTGAAACGCGTCGTAAAACTCGCCTTCGTTTTTCGTCGGGTTGCCGAACAGCACGAGCCGCGCACTACCCGCGCGATTGCCCTCGATCGCCTCGTAGATCTCTTTCGGTACGCCGCTCGCCTCGTCGACGATGTAAAGGACGTTCTCGCCGCTGATACCGGCAACCGCCTCGCCTTGTTTCGCGGTGAACCCGACGATCTCCCGAAAGTCGTCACTCTTGAAACCGGTTCGTGCGAGATCGCCGAGATCGCCGTCGACGAGGCTCGAGTGCGGACACGGCCGCGGGATCCGTGCCGCGGGGTTGTCGAGGAGCTCGGCCTTGCAGTCCACGCACCGGCCTGAGCGCGCCAACATCATGCGCAGTTCGCGCCACAAGATCTCGTCGACTTGCCGGCTCGTCGTCGACGTCATGACGACGCGAGCGGCGTCGTACGCGCAGTAAAACCAGAGTGCTAGTTGCGCGGCCGAGTGCGACTTACCGACTTTGTGCCCACTCTTGATCGCAACGCGCGGGTGATCGCGCACGGCCTCGAGTATCTCAACCTGTTTGTGCCACGGCTCGACGCCGAGGATCTCGCGCGAGAACCGCACCGGATCGGCGAGGTAGATCGGTGACGGGAACGTGATCCCGAACGACGCGTGCAACGCCGGGAAAAAGTCGGCCGCAAAGTCGCCGATGAATGTCGGCAACGGCTCGTCGCGTTTCGGCGGCCGGCCGGGGCCGCGCCGTTTTTGGATCTCGAACGCGAGCGAGCTCGTTGCCACCGATCAACCTCGCCGAAACGGGTAGGTGTCGGGCCGCTTGAGCGTCGGTTCGTCGTCGGCGTCGACGAGCCGCGACGCGGGCCGTGCGAGCACCACCGGCACGACGTCGAGCGGCAATAGGCCGGTGATCAAGTCGTGCGCGAGCATGAGGCCGCGCGCTTGCCCCACC